AGAGATGCTAACGCAATCGCTCAAAGAACTCGTCGTGGAAAGGGTAACATCATCCTTTGCTCTGCAGACGTTGCTTCCGCATTAACAATGGCAGGTGTACTTGATTACACTCCAGCACTTAATGCTAACCTTAACGTTGACGAAACAGGTAACACATTCGCTGGTGTTCTTCAAGGTAAGTATAGAGTCTACATTGACCCTTATGCTGCTAACATTGGTGGTGCTACTCAGTTAGGTAACACAACTCCAGGTAACCAGTACTATGTTGTTGGTTATAAGGGTACTTCACCTTATGATGCTGGTATATTCTACTGCCCATACGTTCCACTACAGATGGTTCGTGCAGTTGGAGAGAACAGCTTCCAGCCAAAAATCGGATTTAAGACTCGCTACGGAATCGTTGCGAACCCATTTGCCGATGGTAAAGGTCAAGGACTTGGTGCTCTTCACATCAACGCTAACCGTTACTACAGACGTGTTGCTGTTAAGAACCTTATGTAAGGCGAATAAATATATTTGTCCATACAAAATAGACAAGACTCTCCTTCTGGAGGGTCTTTTTTTTGTCTAAATACTTAAAAAAGTGGAATGGCTAGTATATACGATAATCAAATAAAGAATAGAAATTTTCTATCTCCTACTGGTTTTAAATTTATTCTGAATAAAGCACCTAAAGTTTCTTTCTTTGGTAATCAGGTTAACATACCTCAGATGACTCTTGGGGTTGCTGAACAACCAACTTATCTAAGAAATATTCCTCTACCAGGAGATAAGATCCAGTTTGAAGATTTTAGTCTCAGATTTTTGGTTGATGAAAATCTTGATAATTATATGGAAATTTTTAGTTGGATAAGAGCCTTAGGTTTTCCCGAAAGTTTAGAAGAGATTTATGCATGGCAGAAAAGAGATTTTGATATAAAACAACCTGACAAAACCCATGAAAGTTTTTACTCCGATGCAACACTTGAAATTTTAACAAGTACTCAAAATCCAAATTTTAAAATAATATTTCAAGATTTATTTCCTACTTCCTTATCAACTTTGGAATTTGATGCAACTGATGAAGATATATCCTACTTGACAGCAGACGTTACTTTCAAGTATACTATATTTAATATCACTGATTTATCTGGCACTAAATTATGAGTGTAACTCTTGATACTATTCAAGAGATGTGGGAAAAAGATGCAGAAATAGACAGAGATAATCTACATGATGAGTCATTAAATATCCCCTCTCTACATGCAAAGTATTTTGAATTATATAATACTATATTCCTTTTAAGAAAGAAAGCAGAGCAACAAAGAAAGAATATCCGTCATGAACGGTATGAGTATTTCAGTGGGAAAGCAGACCCAGAAGTATATGCTGAGAACCCATTTCCGAAGAAGATAAGGGATAAGGATACTATGACCAAATATCTTGATGCAGATGAAAAACTTTCTAATTCAAATTTAAAGATCGATTACTATGATACTATGTTAGTATATCTTGAAAGCATTCTTAAAGTGATACAGAACAGAACGTTTCAGATAAAAAATGCAATTGAGTTTATGCGTTTCAATTCAGGGTTAGGTTAATGATTGGATATAGATCTAGTCATGGAAATGAAAGAAGGGATAGTAATCCTTGGCTAGAAGATACTCTTGAAAAAGAAATTAAACGTCTTAAAGAAGAAAAAGAACATCTTGAGGAAGTATCTCGTGAAATATTAAAAAGAGCAAAAGAAACTAAAAAAAGATTAAAAAGAGGAACATCAAGTCCATATAGACTTCATCAATTAACTCGGTGTCTTCCTGAAATGAGAAATAGACATCATAATATATCCATTAGGATAGAAAAATTAGAATGGGACTTATGTAATATAGTAGAAATTATTGATAAAGATTGTAAATATGATAATTGTGATTGTAAAAAAATAAATTTTATACGTTTTCCAAAATATTACATTCATTATGCTAAAGAAGAATGTAGTAAGTGTGGGAGATGGCAAAAATTTGTAGCACCTCCTACATAATAACTTGACAATACTTCATAAATACTCATAGATGTATGGGTCTATGTGATTGACAGTACAACTAATCTTGTTATATCCAAGGCTAACGAAGTATTTTTAAAAATTGATTCAGAACCTCATATTGAGTATGAGTTAAGAGACCACTTTACCTTTGAGGTAGAGGGTGCAAAGTTCATGCCTCAATATAGAAATAGGAATTGGAATGGGGAGATTCACTTATTTGATTTAAGAACAAAAAAAATATATGTAGGATTATTGGATAAAATTATTGCATTCTGTGATAAGCACGATTACACATATAAGTTTGAAGATAATCAGTATTATGGATTTCCTTTTGAGATTAATGAGGGAATATCATATGATGGTGTAAAGGATTATATGAAATCTATTTGCACTCATCCACCAAGAAAATACCAAGTTCAGGGAGTATACGATGCCTTAAGACATAATAGAAAGCTATTGATATCACCCACTGCTTCAGGAAAATCTTTGATGATTTATTCTCTTGTAAGATATTATGTTGAGAAAGGGCAAAAAATCCTTTTAGTTGTTCCCACGACATCTCTCGTAGAGCAGATGTATAAGGACTTTGTTGATTATGGTTGGGATGCTGAGTCATACTGTCACAAGATATATGCAGGGAAAGAAAAAACAAATGAGTTACCAGTTACAATTACTACATGGCAATCAGTATATAAACTAGAAAGATCATTCTTTGAGGATTATAATGTGGTTATCGGAGATGAAGCACATCTCTTTAAGTCGAAGTCTTTAATATCTATAATGACAAAATTACATCATGCTAAGTATAGATTTGGATTTACAGGAACACTCGATGGAACTCAAACTCATAAGTGGGTATTAGAAGGATTGTTTGGCCCATCATATAAGGTGACAAAAACAGAAGAACTGATGAGACAGGGACATCTTTCCCAATTAGATATACAATGTATTGTTCTTAAACATCCAGAGAAAAAATTTGAAACATATCAAGATGAAATAGAATATCTGATTACACATGAACAAAGAAATAACTTTATTAAAAATCTCTCACTTGATTTAAAAGGTAATACTCTAGTGTTATTCTCTAGAGTTGAAGCACATGGACAAGTGCTTTACGATTTAATAAATAGTAATAAGAAAGGTGACCGTAAAGTATTTTTTATTCATGGTGGTGTAGACACTAGTGAAAGAGAATTGGTCAGAGAAATTACAGAGGAGGAATCAAATGCGATCATCATTGCGAGTTATGGTACTTTTAGTACTGGGATTAACATTAAGCGGCTGCACAACATCATCTTCGCCAGTCCCTCAAAATCTAGAATCAGAAATCTCCAATCAATTGGAAGGGTTCTCAGAAAAGGTAAAGATAAAGTAAAAGCAACATTATATGATATTGCAGATGATTGTACCTATAAATCTAAAAGAAATTATACTCTGAATCATCTTATTGAAAGAATTAAAATTTATAACGAAGAAAATTTTAACTATGAGATAATCACTATCCAATTAAGAAAATGATAGAAGACGATTTTTATGCCACACTTAAATTAAAATCAGGAGAAGAGATCTTTTGTAAAGTTGCTCCTACTGAAGAAGAAGATAAAATTATTCTATTAGTTTCTAATCCTGTTATAATTGCTGAGATTAAAGGACGTTCAGGAACTATTGGATATAAAGTTGAACCTTGGTTAAAAACTAGTAAAGAAGATATGTTTTTACTTAATATTAATGATGTTCTTACAATGTCTGAATCAAATGATTTTGAAATGATTAATATGCATCAACAGTATGTACAACATAATGATAGAAATAATGATGGTAGTAGTAAATATAAACTTGATAGAAAAATGGGTTATATAGCTAATATTAAGGATGCTAAAAGTATTCTAGAGAAAATATATAAAACTAAGTAGCTATACCTCTTGAGCCTCCACAGAGTCATCATACTCATAATTTAATAACTTGTCAAGTCACCATTTAAATGTTATACTATCTACATAGTAGTGATAAAGACTTATGGCAATAAGACCTATGGCTAAAAGAAAAAGGTCAGAACACTATGTAAATAACAAAGAGTTTCTTGCTGCATTAATTACCTATCGTGAGAATGTGGAGATTGCAAAAATTCGTGATAAACCCAAGCCTGTTATACCAAGGTACATAGGTGAGTGTTTTCTTAAGATTGCAAATCATTTATCATTTAAACCAAACTTTGTTAATTACATGTTCAAGGAGGACATGATCTCTGATGGAATCGAAAATTGCGTTCAATACATACATAACTTTGATCCTGAGAAATCCAAGAATCCTTTTGCTTACTTTACGCAAATTATACATTATGCATTTCTCCGCAGAATACAAAGAGAGAAACGCCAATTAGAAATTAAGAATAAGATTATTGAGAAGTCTGGTTATCAAGAAGTTTTTGATGACAGTAATCAGATTGACGGAACTACTTATTCTGATTATAATAGTATTAAAGATAATGTTCATGCCAAACTTCGTAACAATTGAATGAAGATTGCCATAATCACAGACCAGCACTTTGGATGTCGCAAGAACTCTAAACTTTTTCACGATTATTTTCTAAAGTTCTATAAAAATGTTTTCTTTCCTACGCTTGAGAAAGAAGGTATTACCACGGTTATTAATATGGGTGATACCTTTGATAGTAGAAAGGGGATTGATTTTGCTGCACTGACATGGGCTAAAGATAATTATTTTGATCGATTGAGAGAGATGGGCATTACTGTTCATACAATCGTAGGTAATCATGACATATACTATAAGAATACAAATGATATAAATGCAATAGATTTGTTATTGAGAGAGTATACTAATATTCCCATATATGAAGAAACAACTCCTATAGAAGTAGGTGGTTTAAGTATTCTTCTTGTGCCTTGGATTAATAAAGAGAATGAAGAAAAGAGCGTGGCAATGATTAAAAAGTCACAATCTCCTGTGTGTATGGGACATCTTGAATTAAATGGATTCAGAGC